TAGCTATCCTCCGTTTCGTAGACACGTACGCGCTTCACGTACATTAGTTTGCCGTCGTATCCCATGTCTTGCGAGAACTTGCGGCTTATCCACATTGCGAGGTACTCTGCAGTGGAGTTCTTGACACCAAGCACTTCGTTAAGGTACTTGTGGTCAAGTGTTGGAAGTAGTGCCCTCTTCCAGTACTCAGCAATGACACCGAAGTCGATGACTACCCCGGTCTCTGGGTTGACCTTACCCTCGATTTCAACCTCTACCCGGTACGAGTGTCCATGCATGTTGTGACACTTGTGTTCAGGGGGCCAGCCTTCCAAGCGGTGCGCTGCTTCAAACCTGAACGTCTTGCAGACTCTAGTCGCCATCGTCATCACTTTCGTATTCTGGACACCGTTCAGCTGCTCGTGCGAGGCGTGACTTTGCTACGAACGCTGCGCTAATGAACTTAGGCTTGCCGTCTTGTTTCTGCCACAAGCCCTTTGCGCAGTAAGCGAGCACGCCTCGCTTCACCTTGCAGTGCATGCAATCAGCACAATTACGCGAGTGGCGCGTAATCGTCGACACGAGCCATCACCGCTGCGTCCTCACAGGTGTCCTGCGCGTTGTGCTTCTTGCAGAACTTCTCGTGCTTGACCCAGATACGTAGCATCTTGCCCAACATCTCGCTGCGCTTGAAACCGTCCGGGCCTGGGAATATCCCACATGCGTTGACGAGATCGCGCAAGCGCCAGAGGGCGTTCGGCTTCAGCGAGGTGTTGGTCCACACTCTGCGGTACTTGTTGCCGTCATCGGCCACGACGTCGAACTCCCAGTACAACATGGGACTGCCGTCACCTTTGGCGTTTTGCGGCTCACACTTCATCACACGAGCTGCGTGTGGACCGGCTGGTGGCCAGTCAGACAAAGTCGCTTCGGTTTCGAAGTTGACTTGAACCTGGTCTCCTTTGATGTCCGCCATGTTACCCTCCTTGGCAGATATGATTGGCTCCGCCCTGCTCGACGATGAACTTCTCCGTTCCGGCTTTGTCGTGTAGGTCAATGACGTGTGTCTTGAGGATGCCGCGACGATCGCGGCCAATGAATACTCCTGACGGTTCGCACACTAGCTGTCTCACGGTTCCTGTGGCGGTTTGTTGGTACCGCAGGTGCCCTACGATGTCGCACAACTTCGGTAGGTCTGTAGGTAGTTCCTTACCTGGAAGGTCCGGTAAGCCAGCGATGACCTCAATCTCAGCCTGCTTCAGGTACTGCTCGTGTGCAAGGAATACTACGTTGATGCCCTTGTCCCGAAGGTTACGCAGCTCGCGTGTGACGTTGCGGAACCGCTCTACGATGAGATACCATTCACCGAAGTTGGCTCGAGGCTTCTCGGTACCCATCTTGGTACCTTCGAACACACGTGCGAGTTCACCTGTAGTGTCCACAATGATGGAGCAGTAGCTGTACTGCTTTCCAGCAAGTGTGACCTTACCAGGTGGTGACGACACTGCAGCTTGCACGAGTCCCACCACTTCGGCGTAGCTCTCGGGTGACGACACTAGAATGTCGTCCTTGATCATGCTAGCCGTTCCAGCTTCGAAGTCCCAGAACCACGGGTGTGGAAACAGAGACGCTAGAGGCGTCTTACCCGTGCCCGCAACACCGTATATGAGCCATGTTGTCCCTGACCGGTGCTTTGCTTCACCGCTTGTCGTGTGCTTCATAGACGCTTTAGCGTGGTGAGTACTTCCTCCAGCTCAGGGTGCTGTTGGAGGTACTCCTTTGCCTTCTTGAAGCGTGCAAGGGCCTCTTCAAGGTTTTGGATGTTCCATTCAAGCTGCTTTGCAAGCCCGTCTGGGGGAATCAATTGCATCGCCGCTGACGGATTCTTGGCTTCACCGTACGTTGGCATTAAGTGCCCTCCTTAGAATGTCTCCCTCGCGGTCCTTACGTTGTTTGAAGAAACCTTCCTTGATGGCCTGTTCACGTACCTGTGGTGACTCTGTGCATAGCTTACGGAACGGGCATGCTGTGTTGTACTGGAAGCACGCGTTGGTGTTCTTGGGGAACCACTGCTGATAGTCACCGTTGGACGCTTCCTTCAACCTGTAGCTGATCTCCGCGACGAGGTTACGGATCTCCGCTTCCCACTCAGCTAGGAGCCACTCTGGAGTGAGCACGGTGTCGCGCACGTACTCAGGGTACTTCGTTGCGCGTAATATACTTATAACCGCGCCCCTCGCGTCGATGTTGTTCGCCCGTGCGAGTTGTACGTATCCGGTGGATTGAGCGTCGATCTGGAAGCGTGCAACCCAGTCTGCAGCGATCTGTTTGCTTCGCTTGTACTCGTGGACGAGTACTCCAATGGGTTGCACCTTGATGAGTGCGTCTGCGATACCGACGTAGTGGTAGTCCTCTGCTAACTGCATCGCTAGAGGTACTTCCACGGCAAGTACCTCGAACTCCTCTTTTGGGATGAACTCCCGGACGTACCCTCGTAGTAGCTCACGCATCGCGAGTTCCATCTCGACGTAGTGCTGCTCCTCCTGTGGTAGCATACCTTCAGGTCGTTCTACGACCACACTAGCGAGTGCCTGGTCCAAGGACCCCGTCTTGTACAGTGTGTACAGACCCTCGTGAATGGCACGACCCTCCTCCATAGGGTCGGTACGTCCTGCGTCAAGGTGACGGACGTACGTCCAGTAGTACTTACGTTTGCACGTGTCCCACACTTGCCTGGCGGAGTGATCAAGGATCATATCAACGCCGGGTCAACAACACCCGCCTCCTTGAAGCCTTTGGCACGCACTAGGCAGCTTGGACATGCACCACACGGCCTCGTGTTGCCCGTGTAGCACGACCACGTCAAGTGCAACGGTGCCTTGAGGTCCATGCCGAGCTTGATGATCTCAGACTTCTTAAGCATCACCAGAGGTGTGTGGATCTGCACACCCCAACGGAGACCGTGTCCAAGGGCTCGTTCCATAGCATGTAGGAACTGTGGTCTGCAGTCTGGGTACCCGCTGTAGTCCACGGCGTTCATGCCCGCGACGATACCCCGGTAACCTTCTGAGTCACACAGGCTGCCTGCGTACGCGAGGAAGATGATGTTCCGTCCCGGAACGAACGTCGCGGAGACGTGTTCACCATGTTGGTCCACGACGGTGCCGTGTGCGAGCTGCGTGTCTAGCTCGCTGCGCAGCAGGTGACCCACCTCTGTGGGCTTGATGTGTCCCATGTTGACGTGGATCATAGTGCGTGGTATGCCGTAGTGTTCGCACACCTTACGTGCGTGCTCTAACTCCTTGTGGTGGGTCTGGCCGTAGTCGAACTGCACCGCCAGGCGCACGTCAGCCAGAGAGGCCACTGCCCATGCTAGTGCGACGCATGAGTCGAGACCCCCACTTACGAGTGCGACTGTTCCTTTTCTTTCCATCCGAGCACTACCTCCTTGTACCTCTGTAGGTACCACATAGCTTTGTCTACTGCTTCCAAAGCGTCACTGGGTTGCAGAGTGCCGGTGTAGTAGTGAGCTCTTACTGCATACTTCACCACACAGCCGAGGTGAAAGTTTAGGTCCTGAGCTTCAATCAGCTCCAGGGGTTCTACCTCGCCTCTCTTGTAGTGGGCGCTGCCCGTGGGTATTGCCATTAGGCCTCCTGCGCCACGTCGGCTGGGACGCAGTCCTCGTGGAGTTGTGAGACGACTTCTTCGAAGATGAACTCGCCCTCAGCCTCCTCTGGAGCCTCAACAGTGAGGCTCCATGTGCCCTTTTGAAGCTCGATGATCGTGTCGCCTTCCTTGAACGTCTTGCCACACTTCGTGCAGTCGGCCATTGTGCTCTCCTTTGGGTTAAACACATACCGTGTTTCGCCTCTGACGTTCACGCGATGCTCTCGAGGTACTCCTCGAGCTTCATCCCCGCCTCTTTGGCCTGTACCTTCAAGCGGTCCATGATGGCCTTCTGCTTCGCCTGGTAGTTGGCGTGGTACAGCTTCACTTTCTCCTTGTTGTTCTCGTAGTAGTTCTTCCGCTTCGCGTAGATTTCGTCCTTGTGCTCCTCGAAGTACTTCTGGCGCGCCTCACGCTGCTTCTCGGCGAGTGCCGGGTCGCTGGCGAGCTTCTCAGCCCGTTTCCCCTGGTACTCCCTGCGGTACGCCTTCTGCTTGCGAAGCCGCTCGAGGGCCTTCTGCACTTCCTCCTGTGTGGGTTCGTACTCCGTCTCGGTGACTGCCATGACTAACCTCCAGCGGAACGCGTTTGCACGATAGGTTCGCGGAGCGTCCCGAATTCCGCAAGCCTGTCAACGAGCTTTGAAGGGTCCTCCAATAGGAGCTTCAGAGCGTCGTTGCGACTCATCACGTGGATAATGACCCTCCACTTTGAGACGATGTAGTCTACGATGTCTAGACCTGAGATGTTGCTGTACCTTAGGCAAGTGCCTGATGGCAGTTTGACGACACCACCTCCGGTGTGGAACACCTGCACCACTTCACCCTGCGTGGCTTTGGCCAGACGGTCTAGTGGTTTGGTCTCAATGGTACCAACCTTGGGTAGAACGCCAGCCTCTTCGAGGAACGGCCTGACTTCGTCTGGCGAGAACATTGGACGGACCACACGCCATGTCTTGGGGTTACGAGCGACAACGTGTACCCCGTGGGCAGAATGGAAACGGACAAACTCCTTCTTCGCTTCGACATAGATTATGCCTCGATAGCCGAAGTCTTCCACGACAGTGCCGTGGAGCGCCTTGGCGAGGAGTTCAACTTTGCTCATGGTACGAGGATAACCTGAGGAAAGGTGGTTGTCAACCTTTCTTTTGGGATTAAAGTTCATGCTCCACCACTTTGAGAACTCGCTCCATGTTGTCCGCTTCGACGTGGAGGTTGATCACCTTGGTGCGTAGCTTGCTGAGCAGACGCATCTTGGCGTTGAGGTCGTGCATGTTGTTGACCCTACCTTTGGACTTGCGGTTTTTCCGTTTCATATAAGTCCCAGCTCCTTCGCTCGCTTGAGCAGTTTAGCGTCCTTCTCGCGCCTCGAGTCCATGTATGCTTTGCGAGCCTCTCGTACGTCAGGACGTGCGTTGTACTTCGCCATGTACTCTCGCCGCTTCAAGTACCGCTTCACAGCGTCGCGCACTTCTGGGTCGGACTCGTCTCCAGCGTCTATGTTGCGGTCCGCTAGGATGTCGGCACACGATTTGCACATACCGTCGTTGGCAGAGATTTCCTCGACGGTTTTGATCTCCTCACATATGGTGCACTTCATCTGCTCTAGTTCAGGCACTGCGCCTCACCTCCTTGGTGCACGGCTCGTAGTGAGAGGACATGACGCTGTGGAACCACTTCATGCACACCTTGCATTGGTACCATGGCTCGGTGCCAGGTGTGTTCATGATTTTGAGGGAGTGCACGTACGTGTTCATATCTTTACTCCCATCTTGTGCAGCACTGCGTCGATGCGTTGGAGCGCTTCCTCGAAAGTCGAGTTGACTGCCACAATCTCAGCACCGATGGCTACACCCGCGGTGAATGCTTGAGCGCAGAGGTAGTTGATGGTGTAGGAGCTCAAGTCTGTTGGGCGGGGGAGTTCCCTAAGTCGGGTTTCCAGGTTCTTCACGAGTGCGAGCGTCTCGTCGAGGTTCATAGTCTCTCCTCTCTACCCTTACATGATAACATAAGACTAAGGTGGTTTTCAAATGTTCTTTTGGCTTGGATCCTCCTTTCCTTTCTTTCTGCAAATAGATTTCTATGAATATCTTCTGAAACCAAACCTGCCTGCGGTGACTGTTGGTGACTACGGGTGAGACACGAATGAAAGATTGAAAACAAGACAATGGTGAGGTACAATGGACGTCAAGGAGGTACACATGTGCCCAGGTTGTCGCGAAGGTGATCCGAGAGCAGTTGTTGACAAGTGGTGCGACAAGTGTTGGAGCGAGATGTTAAAGGCGATGTCACACGAAGCTGCAGCTGCGTCGTACCAGAACGCGAAGCAGCGAAGAAGGTGGTACGACAAGTCACCTGCTAGGAAAGAGGCGCGCAGGCAGATGAAACGTGAAGCGAGGTGGGCGTTCCTAGCCCGCAACGCGGATGAGTGGCTTGGGATGATTCAACGGCATGACGAGCTCGTAAGGAGGAGCAACGAAGATTTTGTTAGGAAGATTACTGAGAAACCAAAAGAAACGTAGCAGTGTCACTCCGCTGCACGTGTGTCCATTATTATACATATGGAATCTTCGTCTTCTTCTTTTACCATATCTATAATAATGGCCACACATGCAAGTGTGTGGCAAGCAACGATTCATACAAGACGTACACGCTCCGCGGGACGCAGACGGGTGCTTACTCCTACCACGTCAACGCGACGCGGGATATTGTGTAGCTCGTCTATGTAGTGCACGTCGTTGTTAACGCAGTGACGTGCAGGCTGCGTGTTGGTGTTATGTTACAGCAGTCCCGCTTCGCGAGCCTGCTTCAACGCTGCCTTCTCCTTCTGCCACTTGGCAACGTTGTACTTGTGACGGTACGCCGCGACTTTGTCGGCGTTCTTCTCCTGCCAGCGCTTGTTGTACTCCAAGCGCTTCAGGTAGGCCGTCACGGCCTTCTCCAGTTCGGCCTGGGTGAAGTCAGACATGAGTATCACCTCCTTTCTGACTTCATTCTACTTCAGCACACTGCTCTAGTCAACCGGAAAACTTCTCTCTAGTGCTGCTGCTGCGTCGAACGTTGCGTCGCTGTCGTCCATCGTGGTCACCTCCCTCCTGGGGGGCCCCCTTATGCGGGTACGCTCCACCCACCACTTCGTCCGACTAAATCTACCCAGGTTTCAACCCCAAGAACGTTTGAAAACCGAAGTTCTTTGTAGTACCATGGACGTAGAGCGAAAGGCCTCTGGCCATGGTGCTCACAGCCAAACACTACGCAGCAATGCGAGCGTTGCTTGAGGGCGAGCCTATACTGGCTACTGCCAGAAAGCTGGGTATCACCCAACAGACGTTGTATCTCTGGCGTCGTGAACCAACGTTTCAGGACGCGTTCGACAAGATGCGCAACGCCATGGCTGAGCAGGTTACGTCTATCATTCAAGGACGTCTCGCCCAGGAGGCTGAGCCCGCTCTGAACCGTATAGTGTACCTTCGAGACAACGCGCGCCTCGAGAAGGTGTCGCTAGACGCGTCCCGCGACCTGCTGGACAGAGCGGGCTTTAAGGCCATCGACGTGGTTCACGAAGTGCATGAACACGTGTTGTCACCCGAGTTTGCGGAACTGATCCGCGGCGTTCTACGCGAGAAGGAGACGGTCGACGGAACCGTCATTGACTGCGTTACGCAGCTACCTGAGAGAACAAGCCCTCAGTAGTTTGTACGTGTTCTGCAAGATGGTCCTTGGGTATAAGGACATGGTACCCGTCTTGCACGGAGGTGTGTGCAAGTACCTGCAGCAGGCCAAGCAGCACAAGCTAGTGGTCCTACCTCGTGGACATCTAAAGACGTCCATCTGTACCATTGGTTACGCCATATGGAGACTCTGTGCTAACCCTGAGCTCCGCATTCTTGTTGCTAATGCGACGGCTACGAATGCGTCCCACATGCTTCGAGCAATCTCTTCAGTGTTCAGCGTTAACGAGAGGCTTAGATGGCTGTTCCCCGAGGTGGTGCCTGATACCTCCAAGGTTAAGTGGACTGAGACGGAAATTGAGATACGTCGTAAGGGGACGTATCCCGAGTCAAGCGTCGAGTCAATAGGAGTCGGCGGGACAGTTGTGTCCCGGCACTACGACCTAATCATCGAGGACGACCTGATCGCTCCAGAGGATGGGTTCGTCACGAATGAACTGGTGCAAAAAACCATCGAGTGGCATAAGTATTCGACCTCGCTTTTCGTTAATCCCGCAGTTGGTGAGCAAGTCATCGTCGGTACGAGGTGGTTGTACGACGACTTCATCGCGTACCTCTTCCAGAACGAGACGTGGTTCCTCCCCGCCTACTACAAGAGTGTCACGCAGGGAGGCACACCGATATGGGCAGAACGTTTCAACATGGACGTGGTCGACCGTATACTAGAGCAGCAAGGTCCACGCATCTTCTCCTGCCAGTACATGAACGACCCGGTACACGAGGACGCGCGGTCATTTGACCCAACGTGGTTCAGGTTCTACACACAATGGCCTCTCGTGAACGACCGTGGAGAGCCGAAGGCTACAAAGTGTGTGTCTGCGATTGACCCAGCGATATCGCAGAAGAAGCATGGAGACTTTAGTGCGATCGTTACCGTGGCAGCTGACGTCGATCGGAATCGATACGTTGTGGACGCACGTCGTGGTCGATGGGGAATCGATGAACTCATCGATCAAGTTCTGGAAGTACACAAACTGTGGAAACCGTCCCGTATAGGTCTGGAGACAGCGGTCTTTCAGAAGGCATTGCTGTGGCCCTTCCGTGAGGCGATGCGACGTGAAGACGTTATCCTACCCATGGTCGAGTTGCGGCCGTCGTCAAAGGTCTCCAAAGAGGCGCGCATTCAGGCGTTGCACGAATTCTTTGCAAATGGTAGTCTCTGGCTGAACCGTAGACACGAGGATCTCCTCGCGGAGCTCCGAGGCTGGCCCGCAGTGGCACACGACGATATGTTGGACGCGTTGGCGTATGCCATGCAGATGTTGGTGTACCCGTCCAAGGACGAGCAGGAACTGCGTTGGAACCCGTTCTCGTGGGAAATCATCACTAAAGAGCTCAAGCTTCGGCGCGAACCGGAAGGGCCTTGGGTCTTCCAGCACCCAGAAGCGAATCGCCCGCCCTTCCTAGGACGTCTCGTCCTACCACAGACACTGGATGAGGTCGCTGAGTGGTTGGTGGAGACTAAACCCGAATGACGATTGCAACAACTGAGCAGAAGGACGCACCTCAGGTACGTATGCGGCCTGGTCCTAACCTGCTTGCTGCAGTCGATGCGTTTCGCCCCACTGTAGGTTTTGCTGACGAGTTGTGGTTCTCCACAGATACTCAAGACGTGTGGAAGGGCACCGGGTCGGGGTGGGTCAGGTGGTCACCTGTGCTTGCGGGAATCACGTTGGCAACCCCACTCGTCGTAGGTTCCGGGGGTACTGGTGTTGCAACGCTTGCGTCAGGTGCTTACTTGAAAGGTGCAGGTACGAGCCCACTCACCGTTCAAGTGACCCCCATTCCCGTGGCAGATGGTGGTACAGGAATATCGTCCCTTACCGTCAATCGAGTACCATTCGGGAACGGCGCAAGTGCTTTTCAATCCTCAGCGAATTTAACGTTTGACGGCACAACACTTACTCGTGGTAACGGCATATTTGGGGCTGCGTCACGTGTACTGCCTTCCACGGGTACCCGCCTTGAGGACATAAGCGCCTCTAGTGGTCTAGAAATCGGTACGTTAGACGTAACACCCATTGTGTTTTACACTTTACTTACTGAGAAGATGCGTATCACCGCAGTTGGAGTTGTTGCTGTAGGTACGACGATCGTGACTAATGCTTCTGCTGGTGACTTGGTGCTCCCACACAACGCGCAGCTCCGCTTCGTGAACGACGCTGGTAATGACACGAACAACCTTGGGATTCGCACGTTCACCGGCTCTAACAACCTGACTTTTATGTTGGGGACCTCTGGAGGGACTTTTGGCTTCCGTTTTGCTGGAGTTCAAAGGCTAGAATTGACGGAGATAAATTCCGCTATTATGTTAAGTTTTCTCCATAAAGTCACGGCGGACCCCGCAGCACCTGGAAGTACCTCCATGCTTATATTCCAGAAGGATAATGGCGTGGGTAAAGGACAGCTTGCCGTAAGATTTGCTACGGGTGCGGTTCAGATTCTAGCGACGGAACCGTGATGACCGCCACGGAACGTGTACAACAGTTCATTGGGCAACTAGTGGTGAGTAACGCCGCGTTGCAGGAACAGGTCGAGCTGTTGCAGCTCAAACTGCAGGAGGTGCAGAATGCCAAGAAGGCCGAAGGGGAGAGGCTCCCGCAAGACGGGGATGTTGGAGCGCAGCCTGATGTCAGGCGGCTCCCAAGTAGCAAACCCGGAAGGTCCGACCCGGGGACCTAAGATGCTACGCACGTCAACTGGCGCGATGCGCCGAAGGATGAGGAGGGAATCATAATGGCTGGTGAAGGTGGAGCCGACACGTACGCACCGAAGGGAAGCGGGAAGTTCGCTTACGACCCAATCGAGTCACCGAAGGAGCACGAGTCATCAGACGGCGTGAACGTGCAGACCGGGAAGACGCTGCCGAGCGGTGCGGCTCACCCGGACAAGAGCGGGCATCGGACGAGCTCGTGACGTTGGCCCTAGCGGTGGCATCGCTAGAGGCTGCGGAGCGCGAACTTCGCCGTCTAGCCGTACTGGGTGAGTATGGACCTTAACGACTGGAAGGGCGAAATTCGTAGGGCGAAGCTCTACCTCGAACACCAGGGTAGGATGGAGAAGTGGCGCCGGTACCGGAACTGGTACCGCAACGTCTATCCGTCTGGGGTTGTGAGTGTCAATAAGGTGTTCGGGGTAGGGCGAGCCATCGTGCCTCAGTTGTACTTCAAGTCTCCCACGATTGTGTGCCGGGCACGTAAGCCGATGTTTTCGCAGATGGCCAAAGTGCTGGAGGCCGTTGACTCGTGGCTGATTGACCACATCGGGTTCAAGATGCAAGTGAAGCAGATGATCCTCGACGCGTACCAGGTCAATGTAGGTGTGGGCAAGGTGGGGTACCATTCGATCGCAACGGAGTTGCCTACACCTTCACCTGAGACGACAGAGGCTGTGGCAGAGATGCTCGGAGCAGCCCCACAGGAACTGGAAGACGAGCTTCAACGTCGTAGGTGGTCCTACCACGATTACATACGACCTGATTCGCCTTGGTTCCTACGGATACGGCCTCAGGACGCACTTGTGCCGTGGGGGTACTATGACGAGCACGAAGTGCCCTGGATGGCGTTCCGTATCATACGGCCTCTAGAGGATGTGAAACACGACCCGATATACCATAACACGTCGCGTCTCGCGCCGAACGTCAAGCCGGACACGGGTACTGCTGGGGTAGTGTCACCTAACCTATTTGGTAAAGAAGCGTCGGGCGATTTTGTTGAGATGTTCGAGATTTGGGACAAACGTGACGGTATGGTACATGTGTTGTCTATTGATCATGACAAGTGGCTTCGCAACGAAGACCACCAGATGGAGATCCACGGCGTCCCGGGTAGTATCCTACGGTTTAATCCCGATGGTGAGGACTTCTGGGGTGTCTCTGACGTGGAACAAATTCACAAGCAGGTTATTGAGCTTAATGAGAACCGCACGCATGAGATGGAGACCAAGCGTCTTGCGAACGTGAAGGGTCTAATTGATACCAACATTATTGACGAAGCGGAGCTTACCAAACTAGAGAAAGGTAAACCTGGTCCTTTGGTGCGTACCAACGGGCCAGCTCAGGGGGCGTTTACACAGTTCTCCATCACTGTGCCTCCTGACTTGTACCGCATCGACGACATCATTGACAAGGACATTCGCGAAGTCATCGGCTTCAGCCGCAACCAGTCAGGTGAGTTTGATGTGCCACGTCGTACCGCGACGGAAGCGAATATTGTGCGTGAGGCAAGTCTCTTGCGTTCTGATGAGCGTCGTGACCTCGTAGCAGACCTCATCAAAGAGGTCTTCCAAGATAAGATGCACCCGCTCATTTTCCAGAACTGGACACAGCAACGCACCATTGAGGTGACTGCCCTGGGCGGGTGGATTAAGTATACAGGGGAGCAGATCAAGGGTGACTATGACGTCACCGTGGTACCTGATTCCACTTTGCCGGTGAGTAAGCAACAGGAGCAACAACTTGCCATTCAGGCACTGCAGATGTTTAACAACGATCCGTGGATCAAGCAGCGCAGGTTGCGTGAACGTGTGTTGGAGACGTTCAAAGAGATTATCCCCGATCCGTCGGAGCTATTGCTCAGCGAGGAAGAATTTCAGAAGCAACAGCAACAGCAGATGTTAATGGCAGTACTGCAGGCAGGAGCAGGAGGAGGACAACAACGTGGCGGTGCTCAGAGACCTGGAGTGCAGGCGAGGCCACAGGCGGGAGCTGCGCGTTGATATCGGTGTGCCCGTTGCCTGCTGCGCCTGTCTGCGGCTAATGCGACCAATTATATCTCTCGGTACCGTTCAGTGCCCAACAGACAGGCTTTTTCCCTTTGTACACCCACACTTGTCCCACAAGCCCGTCGAAGTGCGTTCGTGGAAACATTATAAGCAGCTTCTCAGGGAGCGTGGCGCTTCCAATGAGCTGGCGAGCTGACAAAGCGTAGGACGCCGAGGAGGCGGAGATGCCAGAAGAGAAAAAAGAGGAACCGAAGGAACAACAGCAAGCCCAAACTGACGATCAGGCGAAAGAGGTCCAAGGGAAACTCGATGCGGCTAACAACAGGATCGCTGAGTACGAGCGACTGCTTCTTGACCCGTCGTACCTAGAGTTCGTGGCGGGTCGTGGCCAAGACGGTCACCAGCAGGTACAACGAAAGGTTGTGCAACGCGCTGCTGAAGAGCAGGTTGACTTGGACTCCATGTCGAACAAGGAACTCGTGGACTACATCTTGGCTACGATGCGTGGTGAACTGCGGCAGACTGTGGAGCCCGTGCAGAAGGGTGTCCAGTTTGCCGAGATGCAGCGTCAAGTCAACGAGACGTCAGCCAAGTACCCGGACTTCTGGGACTTCAGGAACGACATGGTTAATCTGGCACGGAACCATCCTACGTTGACGGCTGAGGACGCGTACCTCATAGCTAAGGGTAAGGCTAGCAAGGCACCAAAGAAGCCAGCTAAGCCTTCGGAGCCTCCCGTGGGTGGTAACCAGATGAAGCGAAAGCCAGCAGAGGGTTTCGAGTCGAAGTTTCTTGAGGCTTGGCGTCAAGCGGGCATGACTGAGAAGGAATAGAAAGGGTGATCTAATTGGCTGCTCCAGCAAGTCTGACAGAGCAGTTTGACACACTGTACTCCACGACGTGGCAGTTGATGCGCGACGAAGTCGTGGACAACATCTTCACGGCGACGCCGTTGTGGTTCTGGTTGTCGTCCCGACAACGCGTTCGACGTGAGACGGGTGGTAGGTGGATTGGCATTCAGCTGATGTACGCCAAGAACACTACCGTCAAGACGCTAGGTCCAGGTGGTGTTGTGGACATCACGCCACAGGACCCTATCACGACGGCGAAGTACGACTGGAAGTGGCTGGCGGGCAGCGTGGTCAGGTTGTTTGCAGAGGATCACATGAACGCTGGTCAGCACGCTATCATGAACCTAGTGCGTGCAAAGCTCAAGAACCTTGAGCTGTCGAAGATTGACAAGCTCGAGTCGATGGGCTTCGGAGACGGTACGGGTAACGGTGGTCTGGACTTTGACGGCCTAGGCAACCTCGTGTCAACCACGGCGGGTCTGACCGTAGGTGGTATCAACAGTACCACTCAGACGTGGTGGGACAACAGCCGCAGGACGTTCGTGGGCGCCAACGGCATCCGTAAGGAGCTGACCACGCTGTATAACAACGTTTCGATCGGCAACGATCACCCGACGTTGATCCTCACGACGCAGGCCGTGATGGAGATGTACGAGGACACGTTGACGAACATTCTACGCATCATGGACAACAAGTTCGGTGACGCAGGGTTTGAGGCGGTTGGGTTCAAGGGTGGCGCGCTGACGTTTTCTCCCTCGGCACTGACGGGTAACGCGTACATGTTGAACGAGCGCTACCTGGAGTTAGTGATCGAGGCAGGAGCTGACTTCGTCATGACTGACTGGAAGCCGATTCCCAACCAGCTCGACCGTGTCGCACAGGTTGTGACTCAGGCCGACCTTGTCACGTCGAATCGCAGGATGCAAGGCGTCCTGACGAGCATAGCGTAGGGGGGGCCGATGGCACAGACAATTACGGCACCACTACACGGGGACTTCATCAGTGGTCCAGGAATGGTTATTCCGCTTGCGGACCAAACCGCGACTACTGCGTCGCAGCAGTTCGTAGGCACTGGTGGACGGAACGTCAGCGCGCTGTGGGTTAGTTGCATGATCTCGCTCAAGTCGTTCACCGTAGGTACGGGTACGGTGTATCCCATCTTCGCGCTGGAGACGGCGGACAACACGGGTTTCACCACGAATCGCCGTAGAATAGCGCAAGCCCAACCAGGGTTGTCGGAGGCTATCGGCGCGATTCCAGGAACTAACCCAATCGTGTCGTTCTTCATGGAGGGGATGAACCCTGACGGTGGAAGGAACTGGGTAAGGGTCTTCGTGACGTTCAGTGGTACGTCTAGCGGGACGTTTGACTTGATCATCGCTGGGGCTTAGCCATGACCGTAGCGGCGATCGACGTATACCCTCTAGGCATGGCAGGGCAGGTTGTTGCAGGCAGTGCAGCTGGGCCTACATCGTACGCAACAGGTGGGTTCGATCCCGGATTTCCCAACGGGACGATCATCTGGTGCGCTGTCGACGTTGAAGGTGGTTTCGTGACAGTGGTGGACTACACGAACAAGCTGATCAAAGCGTTTCAGAGTGCAGCGGCAGGAAACCCGTTGACGGAGGTAGCAGCAACGACGAACCTGAGCGCACAGACGTTCAGGTTCTGCGCGTTGATGAGGAGATGACAGGCCAGGGGATCATCGACAAAGCGTTGATCGAGTTAGCCTCAGAAGGTTCGAGGCTTCTCGAGACAGGGCGTACTCTGCAGCAGGAGTTGCAGGACGCCCTTAACGCCATCGTTGTCGATGATATACCGGTGAGGTGGCCCTTCCAGTTCTTGGTTGGGTCACCTGCCAGTACTGTTGCCACCGTCGCGGGTACGGACTTATACACCGTGCCGTCAGGCATGCTAGAGATTGTGGAGGCGACGCTCGATACAGGTGCAATCGACGCGAGACCGATGACGAAACGTCCGCTTCGTACCTTCAGGAAGAAGTGGGCTAACAAGCCGTATTTAGCACAAGACAAACCGACGGAGTACACGACAGTAAACGAGACGACGTTTGAGGTTGCGCCGATTCCTAATGCTGTGTACACAATACGGATGGCGGGTACGTTTAAGCCCGCTACGATTACTGTGTTCTCAACCGAGGTGACGGCCATACCGTCCCGGTACCACCAGACGGTGGCGGTATACGGCGTTGCGGGTTTTGGCGCGTTGAAGCTCCACGATCAAGCTTTGGCAAAAGAGAAGCTGGCGATGTACGATGCTGGTATCCAGAAGATGATTGTGGAGGACAAGCGCGAACCCGACGTGGAGTACGAACTCAGGCCGTACAGGGCTACTGGTACAGTATACACGACGAATTACTGGCAAAGCCCCTTTGTGAGGAGTGTTGAGTAGTGGCGCTACCAAACCTGATTGATCCAGCAACACCACCTGGAAGTCAGGACATTAGTCTGGGTGATGATCGTATCAGGGAACTTAAGCAGGCTATCATTGACATTTTTGGATTGCCATCAAATACGAACATCAGCGTTGCAGGGTTTTCCTTCGTAGCTGCGGGTCTCCAGATCATCAACTTTCAGGACATTGCTGCTGATCCAACCGTCGCGGGACGGGTTCAGCGCAATGCGGCTAACCTTAAGTTCCATGACGGCACAGCGTCTCGGACACTCCTGACGGACGTTTCGGGCGCGATTCTGGCGTCGTTGTTGACAACGAAGGGCGATTTAATTGTTAGGGACGCGTCAACGCCTCAGCGTTTCCCCGTAGGTGCGAATGACCTGTCACCCGTTGCCGATTCAGCACAGACGTTGGGAGTAAAATGGGATGGCGTCAGGACCGTTAAGGAGTCAGGTGGACCAACAAACCTAGTTCTGGGTGCCATTACTGACGGACAGTTTTTGAAGCGTTCAGGTACCACCGTAGTTGGTGCAGTTCCGTCTCCTTTCTCAACTGAGTTCATCAGTGCTGACCAAACTGTCACGTTCTCTAGTGTCCTCACTGTGGCACACGGTCTGGCATCTAAGCCAAAACTTGTGCAAGTGTCTCTAAAGAACGCGACGGCTGAGTTGAACTACAGTACTGGTGATGAAGTGTGCGTGTCGTTGAGTGCTGACGGGTCCACGGTGAACGGTTTCATTTGGTACGCTTGGGACGCGACCAACGTCAAGGTGTTTACTACAAGTAGGGCTCTTGTGCCTGACAAGTCAACCGGAACTAGGACTGACATTACGGCAGCTAACTGGAAATTCGTTGTGAGAGCGTGGTTATAGATGGCTGACAAGCTTCCTGAGCAGCCTATTCTTCCCCCTGAGATTGAAGCTCTGGTACTCACACTTGACACTTTCCTGTCTCTGACGGCTTTTAGGGTTAACCGTTCTCTTATGGAGAAGATTGCAACAGCCAGTTTGCCTGCTGCTGGGGCGTCGGACGACGGAACTGTGATTATAGAGGATGGAGGAGTCAATGTTGCTAACCTGATCTTGTACATCAAGGGCCAACGGTACAGAATTGCTGGCGGAGCCCCTTTCTGATGCCTACTGGAATGCTCGTCCAACTGACACCGAAAGGGATTTTCAAGAACCTTCCGAGGCACTTGATACCTGACGGGGGTGTGTTCGTCGCTGACGGAATGACGGAGTTCAAGGGAGAGCTCGGCACAGCTCCTGGGTACAAGAAGTTCATCACTACGACGTTGGCAGGTGCTGAGGTGATGAACATTGACGAGTTTCCCATGGAGTCTGGTGTTTCACACCTGTTGGCGTTTTCGAACACGAAGGCGTACAGGTTTGATGGCACAACGTGGGTTGACATCACTAGGCAGGTTGCAGCCGTGGACGTTGACTACACGGGTGGGTTAGATGATGGGTTCCAGGCGGACGTGGTTGTTAACCCAGGTGGGGATCTGTTCTACGTTGTTACGAACAGTAAGAAGGATCCTGTCCACAAGTGGGATGGTAACACTGCGAACAGGTTAACTAAGTTGGCGGGGAGTCCCTTTGACGCTGGGGATCATTTCTCGAAGAGTGTGGCAGCGTTCCAGAATCACCTGATGCACCTTAACCGTACTGAGGCAGGTACGGCAAAGCCCCGTATGTTGAGGTGGAGTGATAATGGCGTACCTGAGGTATATGCCGGAGGCGAAGCTGGGTTTCTAACTCTGTTTCAGGGAGCGTCCCATGGAGTTTCGTTACATCCACTGAGCACGTATTTGGCAGCGTACCGTGAGCGTGCCATTCATCTGGTTACCTTTGTGGGATCTCCCTTCTTTATGGCTCAGCGCCAGGTGATTGACGGGGTAGGTCTTGCGGCAGAGGGTGCGTTGTTGAATTTGGATCAGAAGCATGTGTTTCTAGGGAACGACAACGTGTACATCTTTAACGGGATTGACGTTGAGCCTATTGGTGATCAGATTCGGGATGAGATATTTGAGTCGACCGACCCGGCTAATCTTAGCCGTTCCGTGATCATGTTGAGTGAGCCACGAAATGAGATGATGTTGATTATGCCGTCAACGTCAGGTGGGGGAATCCCTGATACGTGGTGGTTCTGGAATCTCACCACAGGTGCGTGGAGTGGTCCTATCAGGAATAGGAAGTTGACTGCAGGTGGCGTGTTTGAACGTCGAAGTAATAGGTCGTGGGACAGCGCAACGGGTACGTGGGACCAACAGTCTGGTGCATGGGATTCAGCAGCCAACATTGCTGCGTTTCCTGTAAATCTGTTTGGGAACCAACTCGTGACGGTGTACGAGCTGGATCCATTGATTGCGCTCGAGGACGGGACGCCGTTTACGGGCAGAGTTGAGACGAGGTCCGTAGATCCTGGACAGCAGTTGTTTAAGCCACCTGTACGCGAGGCTGTGTGCACGAGTATTCAACCTTTTGGTAGCGAAGCAGGCGCTCCGAGCGTCAACTGGTTCATTGGTACGAGTGACAACCCAACAGGACCGTTTCCCTTTCAGGGACCGTTTACGAGGGGTGTGAGAGGGTACGTGCCAACGAAGCCGATTAGGGGTAAGTGGTTCGTGTTCGCTGCTGAATCGCCTTCAGCGTTCAGGTTGGATGGGTTCATTGCGAGCTTTGAACCAGCAGGGGGTTAACGTCGTTCGTGAGCTCACAAGCGAAGAGCTTGGAGAGAGGTTGAAGGGGGTACCAGAGTATGGACGTTGCCAACGTTGTGGAGACGAAGGAGAGCTCACCCTCGGGTTCCGAGCTGCACATCGAGCGTGTTCAGACGCTGGACTCCCTGCAGGCGTTGTTGATGGAATGCCTTCCGAACAACGACGTGGCTCAGAAGTACGTGATGAAACACTTCAACGACCCGGAGACGCTCATCCTGAAGTACGGTCGAAGCTGTATGATCGCGTCCGTGCTCGAGCACGACTTTTTTGGCAAAATTTGCGTGCTAGTCTGGGTACAAAACCCTGACCACTATTCACCTCGTACGGCGCAGCGTGTCGTGGAGCAGTGGGCTGAAGCACGTGGGTGTGAGGCGATCGTCAGCTTCTTGGACGAGAATGGTCCATGGACGAAGTTGAAGGCGTACATGAGACTTACTGGCCTTAGGCCGTTCCGAATGGTCTTCCATAAGAAACTGTAATGGGTGGCTTCTTCGGCGGTGGTAGTCAGTCAAGTCAACGTGGAAGCACGGTGACTAACCAGAACATCTCCCCTGCCCAGGAAGAGCTGATACGACAGTTGACGCCCGTTGAAGTAGGTGAAGCCCAACTCCAGTTTGGTACAGAGCAGCAGGCCGTTCCGATGCTACAGCAGGCCGTGGCAGGTGCGCAGAATCCACTACTTGGCGCGTTGCAAACAGGGCAAGCGGAACGAGCACTACCGGGACAAATAGGAGCTGCAGGAGGACCTCTTGCAGGTATTCTAGGTGCGGGAGGTGCTGACCTTCTCAGCTCTACTCCGAGGTCGATCATCTCTCCGTTGGAACAGTCGTTCAGTGAGACGGTGCTGCCAGGTATTTCCAGCGCAGCGATACGTGCAGGTGCACCTGGTGGCAGTGCCGAGCAGGATCTGACGACGCGTGCTACGAGGGAGTTTGGAAGGGCTGCCACGAGTGAGTTGCAGAGAGGTGCGGCGGCAAGGTATGGTGCAGCCATCCCTGGCTTGTCTCAAGCCTTCCAGTTTGCTCTAGCAGGGCCTCAAGCCCAGGCAGGCTTGGAAGGCCAGGAGAGGGGGCTTGCGGTTCAACGTGCTCAGACACCTATTTCCCTTGCGCAGATACTAATGGGTGGCGCGAATAATCCGATCTTCAATGTGCCGTTCGCACCTCCAAGCACAACACAGTTTACACGGGGTGGTGGAACGTCAGGACCTACGGCAGGGGCGGAGGCGGGATCAGCCGTCGGTTCACTACTCCCGCTCTTAATGTTCGCGTTGTTGACGTGAGGTGATAAATGCCTAACGGCGGACGAGGTGGGTTCGACCTAGGGTCAGGGATCCAACAAACGCAGCAGATCATGCGTTTCATGGAACAGCTCCGCCAACGCAAGGCTGAGAGAGAGAACCCTACAGGCGCGGCTTTGCCTGGTGTACTTCAGCTCCAAGGGCAGTTTGGCGAGCAGGAGATTCCACCTGAGCTGATGGAGCAGTTCCTAGGAGCGCAAGGTACTCGCAAGGAAGCTATTCCTGGTGTTATGCAGCAGCTGCAAGGTCTACGTGGCAGAGTGTTGCAGAAGAGGCTGAACGACTTTCGACAGCACCTAGGAAATGCAATGCAGGAGCATCACAACAAGAAGAGCCAGAACGCGTTCATGATCAACATGATGAAGTCTCGGTTTGGCGACGAGGAATTCGGGAAGTTCATGGAAGAGTCATCGCGTGCTCAGGAACAACAGGACTTTCAGACAATGTTGAAGAACCTCGCCCTTGGGTTTGAAGACCTGCATCAGTTGCCTGAGTTTCAACAGCTGCTCCGCGAGGCACAGATGCAAGGTGTGATGGGCCCAATGTCGTCGCCTAGTCAGGAGCAGGGTAGGGGCTTCAGGGCTCCTGCACCAAGTGGCATGCCGGGAATGGAGAGATAGTGTCTCTCGAAGAAGACTTCCCTGGAATGTCGTTCGAGATTCGTACGCTCCGTCAGCAGGGTTTCTCTGACCAAGAAATCCTCAGTGGGGTGGCGGGGCGTGCGAAATTCCTGCGAGAGTCTGGGCATACTGGGGAAGCCGTCGATGCGTACTTGAAGGGTAGACCTTCACCTATCCGTAGGCCAGGTGATCGTAGTCCTATACCTGACGTTGAGCAAATGCGTCAGTTCCAACGTCAGACGACGGTTTCACCTGAAGAGTCTCGTATGGCGATGCGTACATGGCAACCTCGCAGCGAGGCGGATTTGTCGCCAGGTGGTTTGATGCGTGGCCTCTCTGAGGCAGCTCTCGAGACTGCGTCGACGTTTGGTAGGGAGATTCGTGAGGCACCTCAGCAGTTCACTGAGGGTATTAAACAAATCTTCCGACCAGGAGCGTCTGCGTTAGAACGCGCTCTTGGCGGAGCCATGTCAGTGATAGCACCAGTGCGTGGTGCATTTGCACCTGTGACCGCTGTGGTGGAGCCGACGTTCCGACGTGGTATCGAGCCTATGTTGCCTCGTGTGTTACAGGGCGATCCCGTCGTAAGGGCAATTGGGGAGACTGCGCTCAGTTTGCCATTTGGTGGCATGCCACGTGTAACGCCTGCTGCTGAGCTTGGCACGCAGGCTATGATGCGTGAGCAGCGTGTGGGTGAAGCTGCTATGCGACGAATTGTAAGACGCGGAGACAGGCTCACGACCGAACCGGAGGTTGTGCCTCCTTCTCCTCCGGATGAGCCTGTCTCCGCTATTGGCTCAAAAGTGTCTACGCCGGAAGGGCCTGTCACGGTTGTTGCTCAGTCTCCACGAGGTCCTATCGCAACAGAAACGCCTGCGGATAAAGCTGCGACGGTCGCCGCCAACTTGGAGAAACAACAGGACTTGGCGGAGCTTCCTGACGTTACGGAGCTAGTACAGCGAGGTCTCCTAAAGTTCCGTCGCGGTAAGCCTGTTGCTGGTACAGCACCTCGCGAGGTTGTGGAACGTTCTGAGCAGATTGTACGTGAACAGCAGACTGCGAAGCTGACGCAGGCGCTGCGTGGTGGGACACCCACAGGTGAGTTGCCAGATGTTAGCCTTGTGGATGAACCGGTACGTCGTAGGCTCGCTGCTGCTGCTCGCAGTATTCTGGAAGAGACAGCGCCTCCTACGGAGCGTGAACCACGTGCTACATTCACTCCAGACCAAGCTAAGGTCGTGGCCGTACAAGCGTTGATGCGAAGGAACATTCCGCGTGAGCGCGCCTTGCAGGAAGTAGAGAAGATGCCTCTTGACAAGATGATGCTCGAGGCTGCAGTGGAACTACGTCGGTTCCGTCGTGCCGAGGGTGAAGTGACGGGCCTTCCTGGCCGACCACGTGAACCAGAGACGCCTTCAGGTGGAAGGTTTATATCAACTCCTCTTGTTGAAACGATGAGTCCAGAGGAGCTTAGCAAATACTTCCGAGAAACTATGACCGCGGTACGATTTCCCGAAAAACCTCCGGAGGCGCCGTTCCCTAAGATTGGCCTACTGCGTAGGTTTGCTGAGGATAAGGGTCTCGAGTTGCAGGTCAAGAAGGTTGGCGAGAAGAGCGTTGTTCGTCTGATCGGTAATGGCGGTAAGGTACGTGACTTTGAGTCCCTTCGGGAGGCTCATTCGTACTTGCTAACGACGCGTGATGCTCCGAAGCAGCCTGTAGAGATAAAGTCCCCAGCTACGGGTGAGTCAGCGTTCGAAGCTGTTGCACAGGGTAAGCAGTTGACTAAGGAACAGCGCATCAATCTGCAGAAGCAAGGCGTGTTGATGCAACGTGCTGCACCTCTTGAGGTACGGACGAGTGAGCTTCCGAAGACAGAACAGACGCAACTTGTAAGGCCTATCGACCTGAGAGAAGGTGCACAGGTCGGCACGGTTGAAGACCTGGCATCCAGGCCTGAGGCCATGCAAGTGTTTTCCGCAGCACGTGCCAAAGGTTTTGGTGCACGTATGTTTCGGACACCGGACGGTGGATATGAAGTGATGTTCTATAGTGCAGAAGCGCCAGGTCGAGAAGGTGGTGTTGCACCTACGGTGACACCCGACATTGGACGCGCAATAGCGTTGCATAACAGAGTGTTGCAGAAGGGTAACGACGCAGTCACGCCAGAGGAGCACAGGTTCCTAGGTAGGATGTTTGGTATTCCTGAGCCACAGGTTGAGCAGTTCTTGAGGGACTACAAGCCTATTGCTGGCGGGGCAGGTGGTAGGTTTGAGTACCCGCGGTCTCTTGTAAGTCTTGCCAACAGGATGAGTCCTGAGAGGCCAGCTGAAGGACGGATACGTATTGCCAACCCAATGGCTGGAGGTGCTAACAGTGGGTCTCCTCTGATTAGACAAGCGACTCGTGACTTGATCAACGCTGAAACGGCATACGCGGAACGGATGCCAAAGGTGCAGGAGTACGTACAAGGCCTTGAAAGGCTGGTAGGTGGTGGTAAAAATACACCTGCGTCTGCGCGAGCGTTGTCTTTGAGACAGGGTACGGCTAGGCCAGCTAACGACAATGAGCGTCAGTTCCTGCGACAGTTCAACGCGCTGTTGACGGACTATGAGCAACGTGCTAGAGCGCAGGGCTTCCTAAAGGACTCGCAGAGCTTTGCCAACGCGGCGAAATACCCAACAGACATGGACGCTGTGTGGGCAGCATTCCGCCAACACTTCATGGACGCGCAGCGGTACGAGATGCTCGATCCCACGTTACGTGCAAAGCTAGATCCGAAGCAGTTTGCGAGGTTCCGTGACGTGTTTATGAGGTTCCCTGAGAGGGGGAAGGTGCCGGCACAGACGTTTCGTGCCGTTAGGAATGAAGTGTTTGACATGAGTGACGTGGTAACGTCACCTGAAGGGGTACCTAGGTTCCTACGAGACGCGTTGCCGAACGAGACGTACACACAGTTTGTACTGCCGAAGGCGAAGCTTGAGCACAACAAGGACTTCTTCCAGATGTTGGAGAAGTTTGTCACGGACACGGAGTTCAAGCTACAGATGGTGCCTGTGCTGAACAAGTACGATCCGCTTGTGAAGTCTCTTCCAGGTGCTAAGAACCCGTTCACGGAACGTGGCTTCTTGGAGATGCAGCTTAACAACGCGATCACGCATCGTCCAATGTGGGCTGATAGAACGATGCAGCAGATGGTTGAGTGGGTCAACGTTAAGCTCGGGCACGAGATGTTTGGTCTACCGGACATTAATGCTGCAGCACAGATCATGCGGAACGCGTGGTTTAGGGGTGCTCTAGGTCCTGACACTGCGTTGTTGCACGCAAACCAGATGTTGAGCACATGGATGGAGACTGGCAGGTTGGCGGGGCCGTTGGCAAAGTACATCCAGAAGGGTGCTACGGGTGTCGACGTTCCTGGCATTTTCACGGAGTTTGGGAGAGTGTACGGGCCGGGTGTTCGTGCAGAACGTGGTTGGCAGCAGAAGGCACTCGAGTGGGACAGGAAGCTCACCCAGGTAGTGCTGTCGCCACACCAGTTTGCTGAGAATGTCACTAGGGGGATTACGGGTATTGCGGCTATGGAAGAGGCCATAGCACGTGGTGCAAGCTCGGACAAAGTCCTGAGAGCGGGATTTTCTGCACAGAGCAAGATTTTCCCTGACTTGATGATGTCCCAGGCACAGATGAAGGCTTTGGAAGCGGCGTTCCGTGTTGAACGTGGCTTTAGTCCAGGGTCGATGGCGCCTCTCCTCTTCGCGTTGGGGCGTAACCCTCTGGGCCGGCTGTCCACTATGTTGTTGTCGTTCCCAGGGCACATTACGCAGTTTTATGTGAACCAGATGCGTCGCGGTTTCTCAGACGCTATTTTGAAGCACGAGCCTTCGAGGTTACTAAGGTTTGCGGCGTTTACGGGGTTCTGGTTAGGTATACCGTATTTGACAGATATGGTTGGCGTAGACACGCGTAGGTTCTTTACGCAACACATTGTAAGAGACATCTTTGGGTTGCCGTTCTACAAGTTCTTGAGTGACTTGTCGAACACTGTGTCGGGACGTACCACGGATGAAGGTGAAAAGGCGTGGGGTAGGTTGAAGGATTCTATTGGTACAACGCTCATTCCACAGTACAGGTTTGGTGGTAAGGCGAAGAGGAGCTTCGAGAACATTGAACGTAGGTACGCCGTTGACCAACGTGGCAGGTTCATGTACGAGACGACGCCCTTCGGTGAGGTACTCAACGTGGTAGGTCTACCACCCACAGCTGCGTACAATACGAGGACGTTGTCGAGGACGCTCTTCAATATGTCACAGGAGTATCGTCTCGAGAAGCGTGACGCTGTTGACTCGTTGTTGAATGGTGACCAGTCAGCTGCAGTTGGGTTCATGAAGAAGTGGGGACAGCAGATTACTCCACAGGACCTACAACGTCATATGCAGGAGAGAATGCAGACTCCTGCTCAACGCGCTGTACGTGGGTTGCCACGAGAGCTTGCGGAACGCGAGTTAATCACGAGGCAGCAGATGCCTTTGCCAGCGGCGAGGTGACGACATGAATGGTGACATGGGAGGTCTCGCTGAGGTCCTAATGGCAGGAATGCCTGTGGAGTCTCTTGGCAGAAGCGGCGGAGCAGGTGCTGCTGACCAAGCGAGGCAGGGTGAAGAGGAACGCCGAAGACAACGCCTGTTGATGTGGTTGAAAACACAGTTAGGACAACAACAGCAGCAACCTCAACAGCAGCCCCAACAGCAAGGTGGTCTTGGCCAAGGTGTACAAACGGGTATGCAAATGCTACCACTACTGCAGATGTTGATGGGATGAAGTTCTTCTTCTACAGCGTCAAGGGGTTCTCGTTGAGCTTGGCGCAGCGTATACAAGCTGAGGGCAACGAGGTTAAGTTCTACCAGGAAGAGGTCAACAGGAAGTCCCGAGGAAGGGTAGGTGAAGGCCTTGTTCCTCTGGTTGAGTCTGTTCGTGTTGACGACGATAGCGTTGTTGTGTTCGATTTCACCGGAGCTGGAAAGAAAGCAGACGAGCTTCGTCGGCGCGGATTTGCTGTTTGTTGCGGCGGCACTTTCAACGATGCTTTGGAGCATGATCGTCTTTTCGCCACTCGACTGATGGCAGCCTCTGGCATTAAGGTGCCACCTACAGCTGGGTTCACTAACATTAAGGAGGGTATTGAGTTTGCGCAGCACCACGGCAAACCGTTGGTGTTCAAGCCACACGGGAAGGACATTCCTGCGGCGTTGACGGTTGTAGCTGACAGTAACGAGGAACTAGTCAAGGACATGGAACGTGTTGCACGAGCCGTAGGAGAGGATTTGGACTTCGAGTTACAGGAAAAAGTCGAAGGTCTAGAAGTCAGCATTGAGGGGTGGTTCAATGGTCAAGACTGGGTGTTTCATTCGATTAACTCCACTTTGGAGGAAAAGCGATTTCTCACCGGTGGTCTCGGTCCAAACACTGGGTGTATGGGCAACGTCGTGTTCTTCTACAGGCACGCGCGACCCAAGCTCGCTAAGGATACTCTTCTTAAGCTCACCAATTACCTGCGTCGTGTCGACTACAGAGGGCCTTTGGATGTTAACACCAAAGGTGGGTTTGCTTTGGAGTTTACTCCGCGTCTTGGCTATGACGCGATTCAGACTATGGTGGAACTATTGGACATGGAGATTGGAAGGATGTTTAGCGACGTTGCGAGGGGTCAAGCGAAGCAGTTCAAAGTGAACTTTGGCTTCGCAACGGGTGTTACGATGACGGTACCACCTCATCCTGGTGACAACGTGGAGGAACTTGCTGAGGAGCAGGGTACGCCTATTAGGATGCCTGACAACTTGATGAAGCACTTCCACCTCGGCGACGTGATGCTTGACGGGGATGGCGACCTTGTAACTGCAGGTAACGACGGGATTGTAGGAATAATGACTGCTGTGGGACCTACGGTGACTGAGTCACGCAAGGTTGTGTACGAACGCGTTAGAAAGGTACTAGTACCTGATGTACAGTACCGTTTGGACATAGGCGAAAGGGCAATACGTGAGGTGCCAGAACTCCTGAGAGGGGTGTCTGATGGCGACTAGGAGCGCAGTTGTCACAACAAGGGCCAACGGAGTTGTGGTGATCACGTGGTCAGGTCTCCTGAACGGCGATAACGGGGATGGGCAGGAGATCCCGTGGCAGTCAGAGAAATGCTTCCACGTGACTGGTACCTTCGGAGTAGGTGGTAGTGTTTCACTGAAAGGCACCAACACGTCTCCGATCGTTACGGGTGCGGACATCATCTTGAGGGACCCTCAGGCCAACGCTTTGACGTTCACGGCTGCAGGGTTGAAGCAGATCCTTGAGAACCCGTTGCTCATTTATCCTCACGTGACTGCAGGAGATGGTACAACGTCATTGACCGTAGTAGTGGTGTGCAAGCCGCAGTTCAAGTTGTAGGAGGGGTTAATGGATGAGAGTGAAGCGTTCAGCATCGCGGAACAGTTGGAAAACCACTACGTCGCTTTCGCGAAGCTAAAGGACGTGATAACGACCGCGAGAAACTCAAAGCAGGCTGTAGTTGAAGCACAGAAGGTGAAAGCAGACCTGGATGCTTCAATCAGTGATAGGAAAACTGAACTCGAGAAACTAGACAGGGCTCTGACTGACCGGCAAACGTTTCTCGCTACTGAGCTACGTAGGGTCACTGAGGAAACGAACAAGAGCATACAGGACGCTCGTAGTGCTACCGACGCGGCTAAGGCTGTTGCTCAGGCCGCCATTGATGAGTGGGCTACAAGGGCAACTGATGCACAAGTCAAGTACACGGGGGTGATTGAAGGCCTGAAGAACGACGTGACTCGAATGGAACAACAGTTGCAGGTGGCAAAGGACAACAGGGATAAGATGTTGGCGAAGCTGGCAGAAGCTTAACTGAAAGGAGAAGTGTAATGGCACGCTATGCAACCGGTGTCTTGACAGGTGCAGGATCAACGACTCTGCCTAGCATCTCAGTGTATTCTGCTGCGGCGGTCAGCCCGGTGATTCGTGAGTGTGGGCTCACGAACACTACGAGCACCGCTGTTGCCCTGAAGCTGATCTATCTGACGTCCGCAGGCACACAAGGTGCGGCTCTGACGAGGACAAAGTATCGGGATGGTGCTGCTGCCGCATCAGCAACAGCATTCACCACTCATACTGTTGCCCCAACGCTAGGTGGCGATCTCGGTTATCGTGCATCGCTTGGTGCAGCGGTGGGCGCAGGAGTCATCTGGACGTTCGGTGAGCAAGGGATCACCCCACCTGTCGCTGTGACCAACGGTGTTGGCGTTCTCGTCGAGAACGGAACTGGACAGGCAGTGCAAGCGGACATCGTGTGGGACGAGTAACGTAGAATGCAATTCCATTGCACACAGGTCTCCGCTACGACGGCAGGTTATACCGACACTGATGGGCAGTCTACACCGTCGCGGGCGTTCGAGGTTCATCTAGCTGCCGTGACGTCAGAGCACGGTCCTGGCACGATTTTGGAGATCAAGCTGCTTGTACTCCGCAAGACGCAGTATCAACAAGGTAAGCTTTATGACTTGCCGCTAGAGCACTGTGGGTAGAAGTGGTCGATGGACTGTTAAGAATCCTGATGGCAATGAGCGTGCGTTCGCGCCTGGAGGCAAGACCACGCGCGAACGTGATCTCTTGCGGTGCCGACACTGCGGCGTGTTCTGGTACGTGGTACCTGGGTCCGGCACCCGTCGAGGGTGGTGTCACTACTGTGGTGGGCCACACTGCGGCGGGGCGAAGTGTTGGGAGTGTCCGAAGAAGGTCTTGCGCGTTGGATGAGTAATGGCGACGTATTTCGTTGATTTCGTCGGCGGAAGCGACTCCAACAGTGGTCTATCTTCGTCAGCCCCTTGGCAGCACTCTCCTGGGGATGCGAATGCGACGCTCAACGCCGCCATCACGCTTGCTGCTGGTGACACCGTCATCTTCAAGGGAGGCGTGCAATATAACGGCGAGATCGACGTGAATGCCAGCGGCACGTCGAGCAATAGGATTACGTTCTTGTCTGGCGATCGCGCGACCCCGGCGTATGGTGCTGGGAGAGGGATTATCGACGGACAGGTCACACGGAAGTTCGGCTTTTTGGTCAACGGCAAGTCGTGGGTCGACATCGAAGGGCTGGAGATTCGTAATATCGGCGCTCCAACCGCGAACGCTGCGGCCGTGGACTACGAGAACGCTGCAGGTGTGGCAGATAACAACCGTGTTCGATACTGCCTGATTCACAATGTCAACTGGTCCGCGCCCTACGTCATCGGCTATGGAATCGAGAATAACCACGGTTCCACACATACCTACGAGTACAACGAGATTTACAATTGCACCGATAAACTGATCGAAAACTTCGGTGGTTTGACGCGTGGCACCAAGGATTCGAACCACAACACGATTCGTTTCAACACGCTACACAACGCCGCGGTTCATGGGGTGGTCCTGACGAGTGATGACGACTCGTTCTACAGCAACATCGTCTATCAGACGCAAGATGGGACGATCCCCAATAGCCCGAATCCAGGGTACGGGCTCAAGGTCGATGAAGGGTCACGTTGTGCCATCTATAACAATCTTTTTTACAAATGCAACGCCGGGCTCGGGGTGTTGTCGGGAGATGACAACAAGTTCTACAGTAATACGATTTATGGCATCGGGATGAATGGGGGTGGGTATCACGGGAGCAACGATGAGGTCGCGCTGGCCTTGTTTGACAATGGCGTGGCCCCCTTTTCAATCCCCAGACTCCTGCGGAACGAGTTTAAAAATAACCTGATTTACTATATGGCCGGTGGGAGCGGGCAAGCCGCAGATATGTTCGTCTATATGAAAGACGATACCAGTAATGGCAATGTGTTCCAAAACAACCTCTTTTTCAAAACCACGGGTGATACGGTCTCTACGGCCGATCGTATACGGCATAACATCAGTGGCGCGAACGCCTATTCAAACGTCACAGACTGGGAGACAAATTTCAATACCTGGGAAGCCGGGAGTAGTAACGTCGCTAGTGGCAGTGGTGTGGCCGATGCACTGTTTAATGGTGGAAGCCTCGGCACAGTCACGAACCTCCCGACTGGTTTTAACGGGAACATCCCCAACGCAGATGGGTTGAATATCGGCTCGACCTCACCGGCCGCGACAGGAGGGATTGTCTTGGGGGTGCCCTATGACAAAGATATTCGATTAGTGCAGCGTGTCGCCTACAGTCGGGGAGCCTACGAATACGGATCTGCCCTTACCCCACCGGGGGTGATCTTCCACCATCATCGTCGGCGCTTACGCTAATGACTGATCGGTCAGGAATCGCACGATGAGCGTCGCGAAAGACGATAGCGGTGCCAACAACACGAGTGGAAACGGGACATCGGCAAGCCTAACGACCCTGACTGTGGGGACGAATGGCAACACGTGTCTCATTGGAATCCTGTGTTTCGCCAACGGGACACTGCCAACAGGGCCAGCGCTTGTGTGGGATAGCGTTGGCGCGAATCAAAGTATGACTAGTGAAATTACTTCCACGGGGCCTGGGCCTCAGCGCGTCATCATTTTCAGCCTGGCAAACCCGGCCACCGGGAATAAAACGTTGTCGGCAAGTTGGACGGGCGTGAGCGATTTTGTCCTAGGCGCCATCAACTTCTCTGGTGTGAATCAGACCACCCCGGTCGTCGTAGCTGACTCAGCAGCTGCGAACGGGACAAGCACCGCTCCGTCAGTGACCGTTACAAGCGATATAAATGGCGCGACCATCGCTGGTTTATCGGCCCAGGTAGGGATCAATGCTGAGACACAAACACAGATTTTCCGCGTTGTCGGCAACATGGCTGCCGACGCGACATATGCGTTAGGCGGCACGTCAAATGTCCACGGTTTTACATTAGCTTCTTCTGCGGGTTGGGCCACAGCAGGTATCCATGTACAGCAAGTCCAGGCTGCTGGGGCTCCAGATCCCACGTTCGCCGCACATGTCATCCAATCAGCATTGAGGTGGTAAATGGCTGAGAAAGCAATAATAAAACATCTGGACTATATCAAGAAAGCTGCTAATGGCGATTTTCAAGTTGGCATTACTGCTGCGATCGGTTATGGCACTGAATCTTACGTGACGCTCACATGCGTCGCTACTTCTTCCATACTTGATCCAATCTTACCAACGTGGCGAACACGCATACGCGATGCGGTAGTTGCAGCAGCTTTGGATCAGTATGGGTTGACGGTGGATGGCGTCGTATTCAACGACTTAGTAGTTTCAGTGGTATAGGAGAGGTTATATGAGCCTTGGGTATTGGGAAACGCTAGCAACCATCTCGGGTGATGGCACCGCATTGACAGCCGCCGCTAGGGCGAGCTTGCTGCAGGGCGCGGGTGGGAAGCAGGGACTCTATACACTCCCACCCAACAAATTGCGTGTTGGTGATGTGCTTCATATTCGTGCAGCAGGACGCATTAGTTGTGCGGTGACAACTCCTGGTACAGCGCGCTTCGACTTAAGCTTTGGTGTTGGCGGGACGGCGGTAATGGACACGTTAGCCATCACCTTGAATATCGTCGCCAAGACGAACGTACCGTGGATTCTTGATATGGAAGGGATTGTCAGGACAATTGGTAATGCCGGAAACATGTTCTGGCTAGGTTATTGGTTGTCGGAAGCCGCATTAAATACAGCAGTACCAAGCACAGGTCCAGGTCCAGGTGGTAACACATTGCCGTTCAACACGGCACCAGTCATCGGGTCGAACGTGGACATGACCGTGGCCAATATCCTAGACTTCAACTGGACTCAAACCGTAGCTACAGGCAGCGTCACCCTGCACAACTATGCGTTGTCACTAAAGACTTCCACCGGGTTCTAAGTGCCTGTTCCGCTTCATAAGCCGGGGCGTGATCCACGCGGCAGACGTTGGTTTCCAGCGCGTGAGACCCCATTTGAAGCTCGTCCGTTAGTATACAGCAACATCAATGTAGGTCCGGTCACACGTGACGATGGCGCAAGCACATTAGAGTCGCATCCTAGACTCAGCCAGTTTCTTCCTAATCCAGACGCAACTGCATTACTGTTCTTTAGATCACTTGGTGGGATTGCACGAGAGTTTGCAGCAGTTGCCGCAGCCTCTACACTTATACTTGTCCCGACTGTGGCAGCGCCAGCTGCACCGACACCACTTAAACCACTCGTAGCAGTCGTTGAAAAGGTAGACGAAGCACCTCTAGTATCGAAGTTTATCAATGTCCCGGCTGCTGATCTACCGCCACCTCAACTTGATAGACCTCTCTTTGGACGGCTACAAGCGCTTGAAGAACCATCACCGTCGCACCTTGCTACACCTGGGTCTATTGTCGAGCAAGGGCTGGTGAACTTACTGTTCCAGCGACCGGTTACAGGTGTATTTCAACCTGATGTAATTATTCAGCCATCTAATGTTGTTCGAGTCCCTGTTGCAGACATTGTCTCTGCGATCAATGTTTTGTTCCAAAGACCACTTGTGGCGGTCCAAGAAGTTATATTTGATGTTTCATCTAGAATCATACGTGTGCCAGTCGCTGACGTTCCTCCTGCTCCTATCGGTCTATTCCTCCAACCCCTGACAGGTGGAGAGCAGCTAGATCAGCCACGTTTCGGCGTGTCGTTGCTTATTGGCTCACGATTACCGATTACACCAACACCCTTGCGGGCAATCATTGGTGTTCAGCAGGATGTTGTCGATCGTGATTTATTGTCACGTATCATTAGGGTTCCAATTGCTGACATTCCTCCTACTCCGTTCAATGTCCTATTCCAGAAGCCACTTACTGGTACGGATCAACCACAAGATGAGAGTCTGCCAGAATTTATCTCGACGATACTCTTTGGTCTAGAGCCAGATCGAGATGTGTTGTTCCTTCATCCGCTGGTGGGCAAAGATCAGCCACCCGTGGTCGCGGGGCAACCGCAGATTATTGTCGTCACTGCACCCACACCACACCTGGACCCGCTTTTCCAGCGTCCACTTGTTGGCCTAGTTCAGGACATTGCTGAGGTTGGTCGACCTGGGGTCATACGAGTTATACCAGCTGATATTCCACCCATACCAATCAACGTTTTGTTCCAGAAGCCTTTTGCTGGAATAGTTCAGCTGCTTGTTGAAGTCGGGGTACCTACTCTGATTCCGAAGATAGTAACTGCTGCACCGACTCCGGAGGTTGCCGGAGAAGGAGTATACATACCGGTCCACAGACCGAGGAGACGTTAGTGCCAAATGGAGTACTTAACAACCGTAACGGGCTTTTCCTCAAGGTGATCATTGGAGTACTCACTGCTGGCTTGGTGTCCGCGGGTGGTGGTATGGTCAAATTGTTTCGTGACGTTGGTGTACTTCAGTCAGAACTCAACAAGAGGTCGGAGATTGAGAGACGGGTTGAGAACGTGGAAAAGCTCACAGCCAACATTGCCACTGACCGAGACAAACGTACTGAAATTATCCAGCAGTTTAGGGACGAGTTCGCGGAAATCAAGGGTCGATTGAACGCGTTGGAGAGACATCGGTGATTGATTGGACTCAGGTTAAACACTTCAAACGTGAGGAGTGGGTCAAGGACCCAGACAAGATATCGCCTGACGTTGTGATGATGCTTGATTCTATGCGAGAAGACGCGGGTGTTCCGTTCATCATCCTTGTAGCGTGGGATGACGATGGACACGTGAATGATTCGTCGCACTACACAGGAACGCGCGACTTGGCGGTCGCTGTAGATTTCTACATGAAGAGCTGGAGCCTCTTAGACCAGTGGTTGTTCGCTGAGCGGTACCCATGGAATGGTATCGGATTGTACCCATACTGGACGCATCCAGGCCTGCACTGCGACCTGCGACGTCTAGGACGTGACCATCCGTACCTAGGCAAGAGGTGGTGGCGTGACAAGGACGGTTTGTACAAACCTCTAGACAGAGAGTTCGTACAACTCTTGGTGAGGAGTTACGCATGAAGAAGCTGCTTCTTCTGGCCCTGCTTACCGCAGGATGTTCCATGACTAACGTTAGCGACCTTGTAGGCCAGCTAGCGAAAGACCCTGCAGCTGCGTGTATATCTATAGGGACACCTTACGCCGGAACGGTCGTGTTCGCTCGTGGTACACCTATGACGAGTGTGAACGTCTCAGGGGGATCCTGCACTATTACTGGGAGTAAGACTCCATGACCGCCCGTCCGTGGATGTTCGCGTGCCTTTGCGCTCTGATGGGAATATATGAGGTCGTCGCCTTGTACCAACATCGCGGACACACAATCTCGGAGATCATCTGGGGGATGAGCAAGTATCACCCCTTAGTACCGTTTGCCCTCGGAGCGTTGATGGGTCACTTCTTCTGGCAGGCGGTAATGGTGGTGGGCAACAATCACTAACGAGGAAATGGCCGTAATTGGGCGATTCGTGTTGGAGTGTGTGATACGTTCAGAGAAGGCGTCGCTCTTAATTACACGGGGTACAAAGTCCGGCGGTCGACGCGCCCGAGGACAGCCGGTGAAGGAATCCCCGCGTGAATGGTATGTGACGGGGCGAGCCGTTGGGAAAACCGTCATGTGTCGGGGGCCAAGCCTCCAACACGCGCTCGAAGTCTTGTTGAGTCGATTGCGGGAATGAGCTGGCGAAACCGTATCAATGCGGCGGGCCCCCTTGTCGGGGTTTCTCTCGTTATGCCTAGTCGCGGGCGGGAGTAGCCAGCTCAGTCAGCGCGTACCAGTGGCTAGTGGGTGTGTCGTGTTCCGTAATGACGTTGCTCTGTTTCAGTGTTTCGATCGCGTTTCGAAACTGCACTACGTTCATGAAGTATATCAACTTGCGCAGAAGCTCACTGTGTTGGAGTCTACCCCCGGACGCCTTTAGTGTTCTCACAATACGTTCCTGGTCTTGTCCGATAGGGCGCATGCCCAGCCACTTGAACGTGTAGAGCATCTCCTTTTCCAGAAACGTCAAGATGCGGGACGCCCTCACGAGCTGCTCTACGTCAACCACGGTCTTACGTTCTGACAGGGACATGATGATAGCGAGTCGTAGGATGTGGTCTGGCTTGCGTTCGTGGTAACCCGCCATCTTCTCGTCCTCGGGTATGTCCTTACGGGACGCGGCGTACCACTGACTGTACCAGCTTAGCCCCTCTGGGGTCAGCTTAGCTTCTCCGGTAATACTTCGGATTCGTTGGAGGTCCTCGACGAGGGTGTCAAAAGCTGGAGGTGGCTCAGGTATAGGGTAACAGCGGTCTGTATTCTCTTGGACAATAAAAAGCAGACGTGACATGAAGCCTCCTCCAAAGGCGTCTTGAGGTATTGCAGTAACAAGCCAGTCTGGTGTTGAGGCGCCGAGCATTGTGAGAGTGACATTGTGAAGTTTCACCTCCCCCCTACCCTTGGTACGGTACGTCCACTCGTCCGGCGAGTCGAACAACGTGGTGAGCATGGCAATCATACCTTCGTTGTACTTCTGCTTGCCAAGCAGGACGGCCAGCTCAGGAGCGACTATGACGGCTTGGGAGTCCTTTGGTGCTAGCAGCCTTCCGGTGGTGAGGTCGACTCCCTGGTCTCCTGCAACGGCGTCAACTAGGGCCTCGGGGGTAGTTTTCTCGGAGACAATGTTAAGGTTAAGTTTCCGCAGGACCGACACGCCGAGATTGATAGCTGAGGTCTTACGGACTCGTCCCGTTGGTCCAACGAGCATGAGTTGTAGATTCGGATAAACTTTATAGTACCCCTTGTTGAAGAAAACGTTGCGCCCCATAGACGCGCCGAGAACTGCAGTGCCCACAAAAAAATGATACGGCATAGGCGACTCAGAACCCATTGTCCACTCAACATAGTTACGTATCCACCCCCTTGACGGCACGTGTTCTTCGAACACTTCGTGTGGCCGAGACATAAACCACCTACCCAGCGTTCTGGTATAGGCGTATGCCGGCCCCCGGGTAGAGTGGCGCGACGCCCAACCTTGTTCTGGGTAGGTGGGGCCGGAGCCTAGGAAGCAAAGTCAAGTATCCTCTTCATACCTGCGATGCTCTCCTTGGCAGCTTGTACATCGCACTGCAGTTCCATATCCAGTTTAGGTAGCTTCATTAGGTCGTTCTCGTGACTCCATGGAAGCCCAACCTGTGCGTACCGAAACGGTTTACCCGTGTCCAAAGACGCGTTGGGTGCGAAGCGTATTGCCACAAGCTCATTGAACCAACCTACTCCCAGGAAGTGATGTCTGATGTTGTTGGCCATGTTGGGGATCATTAGCGTGCGCGCCATGCCAATACGGTAAGGCCAGCACACACCCTTTACTCTGTGGCTGAGGTACGTCTCGTAGCAACGCATTAGTTCCTTCCACGACTTACCGTGTACTACGGGGTAAAGGTGTTCTACACTTCCTAAGAGGTTAGCCATCTCTAGGAAACCTACAATACTACCTTCAGCGTCGAAGAAGAAGTCCGGTGGGATAAGCACGTCAGGTTTAATAATGTGGTACGCGTCTAGGAGGTCGCTGGACTTTATAGGAAACCCGTTCTCATGTAGGCCGTTGTCTAGCATGGTAGGTCTGCCCACGAAGAAGTCTCGATACTTATCATCCATGAGTACGAGGTGCGCAAGAGCGTAGAAAAAGTCTTGTTCCCCAATGAAGTCATCAAGGTTGGGAAAGGGTACCTGGAAGGAGAGTTTCATGCGCCTTTACCTAAGCGCCAACCTTTACCAGGAGCTTCCTTCCATATAGTGATCAGCCCTTGGATCGTGGCCTTTCTCCTTCTTCCCATAAGGGTGTATAGAGTCATACACCACTCGATGGCAGGAGCACCGCTCAAGTCCGTGTAGTGAACTTTCTTCCCCAACCGGTTGGTTCTACTTCTATGAACACCTCCGGTGAGACGGCATACCCTCTCTATGAGGTCGCTATCGTACATAGCCACCGTAAACCGTGGGCTACATCCTCCGTTTAGGTTAAAGTGTCCTTCTCCATCGAGTAGAGCTGCAAGCCAGCCTATATCTTTAGGGTGAATCATTGTACTATCACTTTCCCTCTTGCGTCTTCTTCAGCGCGTTTGTCGTGCCACCAGTTATGGACGTCGTAGTCAAATGGCATCACAAGTCCTGAAAGGTATTCTCTAGACACCATGGACACGAGCGATGTTGGATCAAATATAGGAGCAACAACCAGTAGGAGGGCATCATGCATGTCAGCCACGACCTCGACCTCTGTGGTAGGTATGTTTTCCTCCACCAGAATGTGAGCACGTTGTGTAATGTCATGTAAGGTAGATTGTGGGATGAACGCATAAGCCTCACGTTCTTTGTCTCCATCTGACCCCTCCGCAAAGTAACGTTTACGCCCATATGGGTTCTTTAACCAACCCTGGCGTAGCGCCAGAGATGCTGTCTCGGCCTTCCAGATGACGATCCTGCGGTACGTGTCGTTGAGTGCGTCTATGATCTCTTGGGCATGTTTACGTGGTACTCCGTACTGCTCCTCAATGCTTTCCGCTTGGCGTCCGTAAAGCCAGCCATACGTAGTGAACTTAGAGTAGAACTTCCGCATTGGTGTTACGTCGGCTGGCTTGCATTTGAAGAGGAGGCAAGAGTTCGCAACGTGAACTCCACCGGGTGCTTCGCAAACGTCTTTGGCAGCTCGATCGTCAGAACACCAGGCTGCAACACGAAACTCTCCCTGCTGGGCGTCAACATACGCAATCTTTTTGCCATCTTGGCGGACAACGTAACGTGCCCTTGGAGGTATAGTGTGGAACCAAGCGGCGTAACGTCCAGTCTCAGTTCCATGAATCCGCCAATCGACGTACCAACGACCGTCCTTGATCGTTTCGACGCGGAAGTACTTCGAGAGGTCATTGGCGGGCCTCCGGTATTGGAGTATTAGTCCTGGGAGTGGATGCTGCTTGCCAAGCTTGACGAGAGCGTCATCGTCAGTAGTAACCTTCCGTTCTCGTCCTTTACGGTTATATTGAACTGGGAGTTTGAGCTTGGCGTAAAGAGCTTCTTGACAATCCTTGAATGAGCGTGGATTGAACCACTTGTTACCAGTAACGTCCCGTATCTTGGTGAGTACTTCCTCGGCTTCCTTACCAAGCTTCTTCGCCTCCTCTGCGACAAGCGACTTATCAACGGGGACTCCCCGTAGGTGCATGGCACGTACGTAGTGGGCTACTTTCATCACAACCTGAAATAGATCCCGCATTCCCTCCGTCTGTAGACGTTGTTTAGCGACGTGCCAGCACCGAAGAGTGACGTCGGCGTCTTTACAGGCGTATACATGTCGATTACTAACGATCTCGTTCTTGTAGAAAGGATCACGCACAAGGCAGCCGTTGATAAACCCAAGGTCATGAGGTGCCGGCGATTCCAGTAAGTGGTGAGCGAGCATGAGATCGGCAAACACCGTAATGAGTGGTGCTCCCAACTCAGCGAGACGCAAAGAATCGAACATGATAATGTTCTGACCCACCCAACGAATTGGCCTGTGGAGCAGTCGCAGTAGGGTTGTGAGGTACTCTTCTTCCATGTCAAAGCAAACCGCTTCGTGAGGACGCCACGCAAGGGAAACTTGAGTGATGGTGCCCATGTCCATAGTGGTTTCAAGGTCAAGACTCACCTCCTCCTCAGGGGGGATCTCCCTGCACCACTCTTCTAACCATTGTGGAGAAGGGTTGATTGTGTACGTAGGCTTTGGCATGGAGTGTGTTGCTGCGTGTCGCAGAGCGAAGCGCATGTCCTCGACGCAGAAGCGCCACATGCCTTGCTGACGCATAATGAAGGCTGGGTGCAATGTTGCAACTACTCTCCGTCCTTTCCACTCAAAGCACGAACCACGCCAGTTGGTGATTCCGCTGTGGCCGAAGAAGTTAAGCGCTGTCTCACCGAGTGCAACAATGACTCGAGGATTAACAATATTGATTCGTTGGTCAAGGGCGGCGTGTGCTGAATAGTAATCGGGTTTAGCAGTTGCAAGCTCGTTTCCAGGCGGGCGGTGACTGAAGACGTTGTCAACTCGCACTTCGCCCCGAAAGACTCCAGCTTCATAAAGCCACCTTCCAAGTATTCTCCCTGCGCCTCCAACGAAAGGTGTGCCTGCTTGGTCTTCATCGGCTCCTGGTCCCTCCCCTATTAGCATGATTTGACTAGGTGATGGTCCGTCTCCTCCTACGTGGTTAGCACCCCACTTATTGGCTGGGTGACAGCCGCAGTCAATCACTTCAGGGCGTCCCTCACACCGGGGCGGGCGAGGGCGACGCTGAGCGCCTTGTATTCTTCGTCAAGCTGCTCAAATGATGCGCGCTTGAAGGCTACACGATCAAGGAACGTCTGTACTCGTGTCAGCGCCTCCGCACACGCGTGCAAGTCAGCGCGAACTTGCTCAAGATTTTTGAAAGTGGCGTCGTAGAGAGAATCAACGTCCGTGACTCTCTTCTTCAATTCTGTTCGCGCGGTCAGCAAGGCATTCGCTTCCAGCTTGAGCGTTTGCAGGTCGGCGCGGAGGGCGTCGGCGATCCAGCCGCTTAACTCCTCAAACGACGCGGACTTCGTTTCAAACTCTACGACATCCGCATCCCAACGCCCTTGAGGTTCGAGACGTAACGTAGTAAACACCTTCGCCACGATCTCGGCGATTTCCTCCCGCGTCGGCAGCGTCATAGTAGGCCTAGTTCCGCTCTCTTCCATACGTTGTACGTGCCTCCGTAGTCTAACGACACGTATTCCTGGTCACACCACACCACTTCGCCTGTCTGTTGATGCAGGTCCGTGATATAGACTCTAACTGCTTGACGCTTCGCTAAAGCAATGGCTGTCGCTTTCGCTTCTACAAGTAGACCTGCCTTCGGTGTGAGGTGGATGTCTATACGACTCCATCCGTCCCCATCCAGGAAGACGCCTTCACGTGCAAGCTCACGTATGAGGTCTACCTGCTTGGTGAGTTGCGTACGAGGGCTAGGAACTCTGCCCTGGTCTCCGGCTTGTTCAACAAGCTGCCCCTCATGGCTGACGTCGTCACCTTGCCGCTTGTCCTCAAACCTCTCATCTTCATGCATAGGTGTTCTCCTTCTATGACGACACCTGCTCCTAGAGGTGGAGGTGATATTCTGTTTATTAGGTCGTCAGCGATCCCGTTCGTCGCTGTCTCCTGAAGTATGGGACCTGTGAGGTGCATTTCCGCGATACGCGCAAGTTTGGATAGACCGACAACACCTCCATTAGGGACATAACCGACTGATATGTCGAGTAGCACAGGCAAGAGATGATGAGGACATAGAGTCCAAGCAGTGTGATGACGCATGACGACCATTTCATCGTACTTCTCCTCAAATACTGGTGGAAACTCCGTGCGACGGGTAAACATCTCCTTGTACGCGTCGAGGACGCGGTGTGGGGTTTTGATGTAGTTGCGGTCGTTCGTGTTGACTTCCAATCCTTGAAGGATGAGCTTAACGCCTTGAACGATGAGATGATCTTTCACTACGTCCCTCTTTGGTCACCGTATAACCGAATATGCAGTCGGTCACTGTACATCCATCCTCGACGCTTACACTCCTCTGCTATCCATTCTCCTTTCAGCGACAGCATGTCACTGTCGACGGCCTGTGGCATGAGCCATACTATCCTGTTGTCTAGGCCAAGGAAGTTCACTATGTGGACAGCTTCGTCCACGTCCTCTGGATGGTCGATGACGAACTTGAAGTAGTGTGTACGTCCCAAGAACTGACGTAGCACGTCGTACTTGATGCGACGCCCAAACGGGTCTGCCTCGTTGTTACTTAGCTTAGGTGACACGACGTAGCGTATGTCAACGTTTGTGCGTAGCGGTGGCCTTGTGCCGTTCGTCTCAAACTGCCATAGTCTACCGTAGGCACCTGCCCAGCCTATAAGCTCTTCTAAGGCGTCGCGTTGTAGTAACGGCTCACCTCCGGTTATTATAATGACTCTATGACGCCTCACGTCCTTGATGAGGTCCTCCACCGGGATACTGAAGGACTCCTTCTTCACGTCCGCGCGTTTGTGATCCCACGTGTACCATGCATCGCACCACGTGCAGTGCAGGTTGCAGTACGCCGTGCGTATGAACAGGCATGGGGTGCCCATGAGAGGACCTTCACCCTGGATACTGTAGAACGTTTCGGAGACGAGGAGGTTCAAGGCCTAATGATACCTGGGAACTTGTTGAGCTCCCGCTGCGCAGCTTGGTGTGCAATCGTGGTAGTTAGTACCTCCGAAGCTTGGATCTTGCGTCCGTACCATCTGCCTGCTCGAAGGCACATGTCTTCCACGAAGTCGGGGTACGTAGTGGTGGGTTGCACGTCGATGTGCATCTTTATGCCCTGAGGGTGCAGCTCCGCTGTGATAGTGATTGTGATCTTCTTGACGTCGCCGTCAACTCCATTCGGCATACTTTTTTCCCCTCGCGTTTAAGGCTAGGATCTTAGCTGCAACTGGTTCACGTTCCTCGAGACTTCCTAGTAGGTGTTGTTCCGCAAGCTCTGCCACTCGTCTTTTTACCCTCAGGTGGCCTTTAATGTCTTGTAGGAACCTTAAGGCATCCCTTTTTCCTTGAAGATCAACTTGGTAGAGCCCGTCCTTTCTGATGCGTAGACTTCCTCCGTACTTATCGTGTACGTCTGCCACTACTGAGTGTTTCATAGCTATCCCTATGTGGACGTTAGTGTAGCCACTCTGGTTGACGGCTACACTGATCCATCCTTCTCCGTCGAAGAGTCCTGCTACGTACCTGGGGTCGAGCTCAGCTCCACTCAGCGTAGCTATCCTCCGTTTCGTAGACACGTACGCGCTTCACGTACATTAGTTTGCCGTCGTATCCCATGTCTTGCGAGAACTTGCGGCTTATCCACATTGCGAGGTACTCTGCAGTGGAGTTCTTG